CAATACTTAATTGATACATTTTGGAAAGTTAATGAAACGTCTGATTTTAGTAAAAACCCCATTAAAGTGATGTTCTTGGATATCGAGACTTATTCACCAGATGAGTTTCCTAATCCTCAAGACCCGACCCATACCTGTAATGTTATTACTTGTTTTGATTCTTTAAATCGTCATTACCATACGTTTGGTTTGGGCGAATTTAATAATAAAGATAAAGATGTAACTTATGTTAAATGCTCTTCTGAAAGAGAGTTATTTATGAAGTTTATTGAGTATGTTGAAAAAGATTATCCTGATATTATGTCAGGTTGGAATAGTGAGTTTTTTGATTTACCTTATATCTTAAATAGGTGTACTCGTATACTTGGTGAGGAATGGACTAATAGAATATCACCTTCTGGTAAGGTTTATAGTAGAACAATACGGGGTCAGTTTGGTCAAGAGCAGCAACGTTGGTATGTTGAAGGTATTTCATTAATTGACTATTTAGACGTATATAAACGTTTTTCGGTAGGTGTAAAAGAAAGTTATAAACTTGATGCGATTGGTGAGGCCGAGTTAGGTGAAAAGAAAGTAGATTTTGGTAATATGAATCTTGCTACTCTAGCTGATACTGATTGGCAGACGTTTGTTGAATATAATATTCAAGACGTTAGACTGCTAACTAACTTAGAAGATAAACTAAAGTATACAGAACTAATTAAGATGTTAGCTTACGTGGGTTTAACTACCTTTGAAGCTGCTATGGGATCTCTATCGGTAATTAATGGTGCAACTGCAGTTATATCAAGAAAGCGTGGTCAGTGTGTACCTTCGTTTATTAGAAATGCAGACACTGGTAAGAACCCGGGTGCTTATGTTGGTGAGCCTTTGAAGGGGTTTCAAGAAAATATTATATCGTTTGATGCTAACTCTCTGTATCCGAATGTGATGATATCTCTAAATATGTCTCCGGAAACTAAAGTAGGTAAGATTGAAGATAAGAATAATAATGAAATAGTTATACGGCATGCTAATGGTCAAGTTTTTACATTGAGTCATGAGAAGTTTTTAAAGTTCTGTAAAAAGGAAGAAATAGCTATTAGTAAAGCGAACGTATTATTTACTCAAAAGAAAAAAGGTGTTATGCCTGAAATTTTAGATTATTACTATGATAAAAGGGTTACTGTTAAAACTAAACTAGGTAAATTAAAAAGAGAATATTCTAAGAATAAGAATAAAGAACTTAAATTTGAGATAGAACAATTAGATGCAAAGCAGTTATGTATTAAGGTTTTAATTAATTCCATTTACGGTTACTTTGGTAATAAGCATGCACCTTTTGGTGATGATGATATTGCAGCTTCAATTACATTAACTGGTCAAGCAGTTATTAAGCAATCAAACGAATTACTTAAAAAGTATATTAAAGAAAAAGCTAATATTGAAGATGAAAAAACTCTAAATGATTGTATCATATATAACGATACTGATAGTAGTTATATTTCAGTTAAACCTCTCGTTAAAGCCGGTTTAACATTTAAAGATGATTCAGGTAAATTAACTCAAGCATTTCATGATGAAGTACAAAATATTGAAGATTTCTTAAATGATGAAATTAAAGTATGGGGTGGTAAAAACTTAAATTCTAAAGACTGTAGATTTATCTTTAAACGTGAGGTTATAGCTGATGTAGGTGTGTTTTTGCAGAAGAAACGCTATGTTATGCATATTTTAGATGATGAAGGTATACCAATGGATAAGTATAAGTATACTGGGGTTGAGGTTGTTAGAAGTACAATGCCTGATGCTATTAAACCTCATGTAAAAGAAATTATCGAAACGATGCTATCTACTCAAAGTATTGCTAAAACTAATGCAGTTCTAGATAAAACGTATAAGATATTTAAAGATTTACCAGTCGAAGATATTACGTTTGTATCTGGTTTAAAAGGCTATGAAAAATATGCAGGTCAATGTGATGATTGGAAAACTGCAAAAGGTATGCCTATACACGTTAAAGCTGCTTACTATCATAATATGCTACTTAAAAAATTTGATATAGAGAAAAAGTATGAAACTATTAGTTCAGGTGATAAAGTTAGATATTTTTACTTACAACAACCTAACCCGTATAACTTACCAAGTTTAGCATACAAATATTATTACCCAGATGAGTTTAAAAAAATATTTCACGTTGATTACGATAAAATGTTCGAGAAAAATCTTTACAATATCATTGAAAGATTTTACGATAATGTTAAATGGTCTATTCAAAAACCAGGTAATGCGGTGCAAACAAATTTATTTGATCTTTTAGGTTGATATTTTAATCTAATAATATAAAATATATGTATGGAAGAAAAAAATTATAGTACATTTATCGATAACGCTGGTCGTGCAGTTTTTGCAGAAGTAGAAGCAGATACACCTGAAGAGCTCATCGTAAAGAACCCGGTAATGATTACCGTTCAACAAGGAGAACAAGGTCAAATGGCTGTTCAATTATTTCCTTTATTTTTTCAAGAATTTGTAACACCTGATGATAATGAATCTCGTGCTAACTACTTTACGTATAGAAAAAGTAATATCGCTGTAGGTACAGGTTTTTCAATTGAAAGTCGTATTGTTGAACAATACGAAAAAATTGTCAACCCAACTTTAGTACCAAATACACCTGTAGCGGGTAATAATGAAGAGCCAGAAGTTATTAAGCTCTTCGACGAATAATAAAAAAAAAATAAATAAAAAAACAGCCTCTCATAACTAAAAAATATGAGAGGTTTCCTATGATTATAACTCAAGAAATATTTGATTATAGGAGGAACGGTTATATAATAGTAGTATATGAGTAAAGAAATTGATGATATTTTATCTGTAATTGATAAATCTAATCCATATGCATCTTTCTTAAATGAAAGTGCTATTAGTAATGTAGATGGTTGGTTAGATACTGGATCGATGGTACTAAATGGTATCGTGTCTGGTTCATTATTCGGTGGTATACCGAGAAATAGAATGACCTTATTAGCTGGTCCTAGTATGACTGGTAAGAGTTTTATATTGCAAAAGATTTTAGCCAATGCCCAGAAAGAAGGTTTAATACCAGTTATTTTTGATAGTGAAAACGCTATTGATAAAGACGGTGCCGAAGCGTTAGGGTTAGATGTTAGCAAAGTAAAATATGTACCTGTTTTTAGTATTGAAGAATGTCGTAATACTATTTTTGACTTCTTAACTAAAGTGAAGGAAAATGGTCAAGAAGGTAAATTTATTATAGCTATTGATTCGTTAGGTAATATGGAGAGTCAATTACAGATTAATCGCCAGACGAAAGGCAATGTAAGTGCTGATATGGGTAGTAGAGCTAAAGCTATGAAATCTTTATTACGCACTTTAACTCAGTTATCGGGATTAACTAAAACTACTATTCTAGCTACTAATCATATCTATGAAGATCCGGCTGCATTATTTCCTTCTTTAGTTAAAGCAATGCCTGGTGGTACTGCTACTGTTTACCTCCCTTCAGTTACTATTCAATTAGCCCGTAAACCTGTTAAAGAAGATAAAAATACAGATGGTAAGTTAGCTGTTGGTCAGAAGAATTATTCAGGTGTTATACTTAGAGCATTAACGGTTAAAAATAGATTTGTTAAGCAATACTTGCAAGGTGAAATGTATCTATCTTTCGATAAAGGTTTAAACAAGTATTATGGTCTATTAGATCTTGCAGTAGGTTTAGGAGCAGTTATACAAACTGGTTCTACTTATACATTACCAGATGGTAAGAAACTTGGATATTATAGTAAGTGGAAAGATGATACGGAACTGTGGGATAATACTATTATACCAGTTGTTGAAGAGAAAATTAAACAAGAATGGAAGTATAGTAATAAATCTGAAGAAGATGAAATTATACCAGATGAAGTAAACGATGAAGAAGAATAAAATAGTTATAACCTTATCAGGTGGAATGGATTCATCTGTACTGCTTTATAAAGCAGCTGAACAATATAATGAAGTACATACTGTAACTTTTAATTATGGTCAGCGTCATGATAAAGAATTAGAAGCAGCTGAAAAGCAGTTAGTAAATGCTAAGCATGACTTTCCTAATGTTACATTTACTAATAAATTATTAGACGTTACTTATATTAAGGATATAGCTGATACATCTTCTCTTACTAATGATGATATAGATACACCTGATGTAAAAGATATAATGGGTGAGGCTCAACCTAAATCATATGTACCATTTCGTAATTTAATGTTTTTAAGCATATTACTATCATATGCAGAAAAAATGGAAGCTGATGAAGTGTGGTACGGTGCAGCAGAAGCCGATAGTCTTGCTGGTTATTGGGATGGTTCGGTACAATTTGTAGATAAAATGAATCAGATTTGTTTATTAAATCGTGAAGTAGATGTAAGAGTGAGAGCTCCTTTACTAAAAATGAGTAAAAAACAGATTATTTTAAATGGTGTAGAGCTTGGAGTTAATTTTGCTGATACATATACATGCTATTCTGGTGAATATCCTTGTGATGCAAACAGTGCAAGTAGTGCTCTTAGATTAAAAGGTTTTATAGACGCAAAGTTACAAGATCCTCTTTTATATAAACAGCAAGATAAGCTAGACGCTGTGTATGAAAAGAATGATTGTATATCAATTGTAAAATAAGTAAAAAAAAAGGTATGAAATATTTCATACCTTTTTTTAT